CGCCCCCTCAAAGAAGTCGCCAGCAGAATTGACGAGCGCCTTTCGGTTGTTGGACGAGTCGTAGTACCACAACGCCGGGATCGACATGCCGCTGGTGCTGAACTTCCACACGTCGGGCCGGCTCAAAGGGTTGGCGGTCGTGTTCTCAACCTTTGGCACTTCGTAGGTCCACGAGACCGAGTAGTGCCACTTGCTGCCGTTGTAGTTCTCAACCCTGACGTGCATCGCCCGGCTGTAGCCGGCCTCGGGGTGCGAGTCGAGAAACGCCACGCCGCAGGCGTTGCTGATGTCGGTTTGGCTGGTCGTCGGGTCGTTGACCTCGACCACCCACTGCCGGGAAAACTTCGGCGCTTCGCCAAACTGACGTTCGCCGGAAACCGCTGCCAGTTCTGTAGTGCTAACAATGCCCATTACGCTGCGGCTCCCCCGAGGATCGTGGCGTTTTCAAGTCGCTGGGCACGCTGTTCGGCCAGCAGCTGCATGAGCGTGGCCGTTTGCTTGCGGTACTCAACCACGGCTGGATCGTCGCGGCCGGTGGCAAGGGCCATGAACTGGCCGATCCCCTCACTGCTGCGGATGTCGTTGGCCTGGAGGGCTTCCTTGCTCTTGGTGCCGAGTAGGGCGGCGTTCTCACCCTTGAACTGGCTCGCACCGGCAACGGCCTTGTCCATCGACTCGTTTGACGCTTGGGCGGTGGACACCGCACGCTCGCGGTCGGCGGCTTGCTTTTCTTCGGCACGCTTGGCGTCGGCGGCAGCCTTCTCAGCGGCTTTCGCCTGATCGGCTGCCATCTTCTCGGCAACCTTGGCTTCGTCGTCGGCTTTTTTCTTGGCTTCGTCTGCCTGCTTTTTCAATGACGCTGCGGCCCGCCGCTGGCTTCCTTCCCACCAGCGGTCGGATTCTTTCTTGGCCGCCGCTTGGTCTCGCTGCGACTTGGCTTCGGGATTGTTGCGGTCGTTGAAAGTTGCACGGGCACCAGCCACGGCAGTGCCGGCCGGGCCAGTGCTGGCACCGCCCTCGGTGCCAAAAAGAACGTTGCTGGCGGCGGCCGATGCGTTGGCTTGTGCGGCGTGGTTTTCTTCTGTGTTTTTCTTGATGGCCGCGCTGGCGGCGTCGGCCATGCCTTTGCCAAATTCTTGCGACTGTTCGTTACCAAACAGCCAAGCAAGGTTTTCAATTGCTTTGCCAAGCCCCATGGCGATTGAGTTGCCCAACACCTCAAAAGCGTTAAACAGGGACCGTAGTGATTCTCCAACTGCAACCAGCACGTTTCCGACCACCGAAAACATTTCGCCTGTCGAGGCCAGCGCTCCCTCAAAGCCGCCCATGGACGCCAGCCATTCGCTAAACCCTGCCGAGAACGAATCGAAGACGGACGCCAGCTGCTCGGCGCCGTCGAACAGCGCCCCGGTGATCGCGTCGGCCAGCCCCGTGCCGCCGGTGCCGTTGAAACTCTCCACGAACGATAGGAACTGCTCGGCTATAGCCGTGATCGCCGGAGCCAGATTGGCGGTCACCTGCCCAATAATCCCGTCAAAAGTCTTGGAAACCAGGTCCAAGGCGTCGTTCATGCCCGCGATGTTGCCGACCTGCTGCTCAGACAGAACGATGCCCAGCTTCTTGGCCCGCTCCTCAATCGCCCCAAGGTTTGACAGGAACGGCACCAGCTGGGCACCGCTCTTGCCGAAGATCGCCACTGCGGCGGCGGCACGCTCGGCCTCGCCGGGCAGCGCCGAGATTGCGGCAGCGATCGCTCTGAACTGTTCCTCGGGCGACATCGATCGCAGCTGCTCAAAGTTGAGACCCAGCCGGTCGAATGCCCCGGTGTCGCCCGACTCGGCGGCTTTGCCGATCGCCACGGTGAGCTTGTCGAACGCCACGGCGACGTCGTCCACACCGCCGAGCTTGGCGGCCACCTGGAGCGACTGCAGGGCCTCCACGCCTATGCCGGTGCGGTTAGCCAGATCCTGCGTGGCGTCAACGGCGTTGGCCACACTCTTGGCGTAGCTGACGGCGCTGCGGGCCGCGTCGGTGAATGCGTTGGCCAGCTGCGACACGCCGCTGCCGATTAGCCTGCCGATCTCAATGGTCTTAAGAACCGAAACGTCGCGGGCCGTTTTCTTGGCGGCGTTGCCGACCTTGTCGAGGGCTTTGACGGCCTCATTCACACCACCCGCCATCTTGCTGGCGTTGGCCGAAAGCGTGAATCCTAGACCAATGGTTGCCATGTTACGGTCGCTTGAGTTTTGCCAGCTCTTCCATCATTTCCGCCATGGTCTGCGGCGGCGTTTCAATCGGCATGAAGTCTGTTGGTTTTGGCGATCGGCCTTTGCTGTAGGGGGCGATCGTCGCTGCCGCCTGTATCCCGGTCTGCAACCACTCCTGCCCAAACGGCTCCACGAATCGACAGTACGCCCACCACTCACGGAACTCGTCCATTGTCATCTGCTCGCCCAGCTGGCGAACCGTCATGCCGAGGTGCCCAGCCAGCCGGAACAAAAACGCCCGGTCAGGCCGGGCCTTTAGTTTTTTGCCAGTTCCTCAATTTTCTCTTCCGCCAGATCGTTGTGCTTAATCGCCGCTTCCCACAGCCGGTTGACCACCTTGGCGTTCTTGCTGGCCAGCAGCGTGATTTCGCCGTTGGTAAAAAGTCGTTCGCCCTTCTCGTCCACCAGGCACCGCACCAGAAACTTCGTGCGGAAGTCGTCCATTCCGGTCGCCTTCTTCTGCTGGTATTCCAACTCGTAGGCGTCGCGTTCCCCGACTGTCATCACGCGAATGTAGACGTCGCCGCCCCACTCGGGCACCTCAACCTTGAGCGTGCTGGCGTCGTTTGCGGCAAGGATTTGTTCTTTCGACAGACTCATAATTCTTTCCATACTTTGAAGGTGACTGAATACGTTTGCAGTTGGCCCGTGGCGGCCTGCCAGTTCAGCCGTTCGTACATGGCTTTGTCGAATTGCCAGTACGCATCAGGACCGCTAATTTCCAGATTGGCAGTTGTCCCGACGTTAGACATTTGCATGCCAGTTGTATTGCGGGCAACCATCGTAATGGTTCCGTAATCAACATCTGTGGGGCTGTGCCGGACGACACGAAGAGAATTGCGAGGCAAAATCTCAACGGAGTTAGATTGCGAGCCGTCAACGCTGACGCTGACAACTTCACGAAACACGGTTCCGTTCCAGTTGGCGGTAGTGCCTTGGCTGGTCTTGGCCATGCCGGTCTCCTATCAGGAGACCTTGAATGTGGCGTTGCCTTTGACCAGTTCACCGACAGCGTACGTCAGGCTGGACGAGTAGCAGGTGGCTGTGCCAAGGCTGGAGCCGGCGACGGTCAGCGTGCCGGTGGCACCTCTGGTGACCAGCGTTGTGCCAAGGTAGTCCACCGTGATCTCATCCGATTCCTGCAGCGCAGCAGCCTGGAGGAGCCGCTTGCTGCCAGACGCCTGCCCAAGGTGCGAGGCGTCCAGCTCGTTAACGCTGCCGCTGATTTGAATGTTGGTGACCGTGTAGGTCGAGCCCGAAAAGACGAAGTTTGTGCCTTGAGAGTCTGCAGCCATGGAGGCCTCCTAGTACGGGTGACGGCGGTGCCGTATCCCGAAACTAGGGGGCAAAGGGGCATACCTTGCAGTTAGCCGCCGTTGCGCTTGGCGAGGTCGTCGGTCGCCTTCTGGACGGCCTCACGCATGCGGAGCGTCAGGGCCGTGTTCATGAAGTTTTTGCACTGATTAAAAGACCGTTCCAGCGGGTGCAGGGCCGGCATCTCCCCGAGGCCCCGCCGGGGGTCGATCTTGGCAATGAACGAGTTTGGATAGCCGGGAGTGCGGTTCAGGTTTTTGTTGACGAAAAATGGGCCACGGGTGTTAAAGCTGGACATGACGTAGGTAGGGCTGTTCACAACCTCCTTTTTTCTGCCGACGAGCGTCTGCTTCTTACCCTCAATCACGACTCGAACCCTGCCTGTAGACTTGCTTTTGCCGGGAAATCTCCGTTTTGTGCCGAACTCCACAAGGTGCGAGTGGAAAGCACGGTCGTTGCCGACCCGGATTGTGCCGCCAGTCTTCTTGGTGTCTCCTGTGCCGCTGCGGCGGTAGCCGATCACAGCCACGGAGATGGGGATGCCCCAGCGGTTGTTTTTGTAGGTCTTGGTTTTCATCGCCACGGCCCGGCTCAAATTGCCGCTGACGATGCCCACGTTGGTCTTGACGTAGGTTTTTAGCGCCATCAGCCCAATCGACCCGGCTTTTTTGACGGCTTCCTGCTGGCGTTTGTTGGCGATGTCAAACGGGAACTTAAGCAGTTCGTCCCGCAGCTGCTGCACCTCCGACATGCTGAACCGGGTCTGTGCATGCTTGCCCACGCCCAGCTTTAATTGAATCACCTGCACGCTCATACAGCCTCCGCAACCCTAAAGTCGAACGACTGCTGGACGTAGTAGAACGGCAGCATCTGGTCATCGGTCGGCATCTCGGCCCCGTCCACCTCGCTGGTCAGGTTGGTTCGCTGAATCGTGCAGTTGCCGTAAGTGCCTGTGTAGCCGTCCACGGACAGCCGGATCGCCCTGGCGATCTGCTTCAGGTCGATGTACGACGTGCCGTAGGTCGTCAGTTGCACGCTGATAATCGGGCTGCCGGTCGGGCCGTTTAGGGCCGGCTCACGGCTCACGCCCGTGCGTTGATAGACCACCAGCGGCATAGACGTGCCCATCGGTGCCAGCACTGGGAAAATCCTGCTGGAGACGTAGCTGGCCACCGTGGCGTTTGCAGCCAGCCGGGCGTACAGAAACGTCTCTGGGCTCTCCTGCAGGCTCATGCGGGCCTCCGCTCAGTGCAGATAAGTTCGTGAATCCAGAGGCGTTCCCGCTCGTTGATTTGGCCAATCTCCAGCGTCCGGTCGCGGTAAATGACTCGCATGCTGGACAGCAGGCCCTCCAGATAGCGAATCGTGACCTTGTGGCTCATAATCCCGAGCACCTCGCCGTACTGCACCGCCTCGCGGCTCGACAGGGGCTGCACGTTGGCAGACACGGTGGCAAAGGTGGACCAGGACAACACCGGCTCGCCCAGTTCGTTGGGCGTGCTAGTCGGCTGCTCGATCGTCACTCTGGCCCAGAGGCTGCCGGGGTCAAGGGGCATGCGTTACCTCACTGGTAGCCGCCCCAGCGGCAGGAATCGAGAAGGGTTTTCACGCCCAGCGGCGTCTCGACGAGACCGGCGACGTCGGCCGCCACCCGCCGCTCGTACCACAGGTTGACCATCATCATGATCGCGTGCCTGATCTGGCGGGGCACAGCCTGCCCCGAGTCGCCGTAGCCGGCATACCACGAGATGCTGACGGCATTCTGGTCGACACGGTGCGAGGGCCAGCTGCCGGAGTAGAGGGGTCGCATGGCGCCGGGCGTGGAATAGCTGTCCATCCGGTACTGATCGGTCGGCAGCGTGGTCGTTGTGCCTTCGGCCGTGACGTAGGTGATCACGCTGGTCATGTTAGAGAGCGACATCGGCGGCCGGGGCAGCTCGATGTCGGGCGGGAAAATGTCGGCACGCACCGACAGCTGCGTGGCAATGAACGTTCGGTCCTGATACGCCTCCGACAGCTGCCGGGCCATCGTCGGGAATGCGTCCAGCCTCATCGTCCATTGGGTGGTAATCAGAGTTCGGTCAAGATAGACCTCGGCCCACTCGCGGGCCGCCGTGACGAGGGACATGATGTAGCTGTCGTCGGTCTCGGAGTCGACGCGAAGATGGAGCTTCATCTCAAGCAGGCTCACCGGCTCGACGGCGGGCTGTATCGAGCGTGTGAGGCTGCGCCATCTCATTCTCGTCGTCTCCGTTTGGGCGTCGCGTCAGCCGTTCGCAGGTCTGCCGGCTGGACCGTCGCCGTCTCCAGCAGATCCTGCTGCTTCTCGATCACCGCCGCCTGATCGCGGCAGCACCGCTCTGCCAGCCGCTCGTCACATTCAATTACCTGCCCACGGTCGTATCGTAGATACGGTCTGGTAAACCTGATCTTCACGGTAGTCATTCGGGTGCCTTCCATGCAGTTTCGGGTCGCTTCTTGCTGTCGTTAAAATCCTGACAGTACTGAAAAACGGGCTTTTGTAGGTCGCGGCCTGGCCATGAGACGACGTACTCACCGTGGCCCAGCACCACGCGGGGCGTGACGTAGATGCGGTTGCCACAGGCCCGCCACGATCGCCAGAAGGAGATGTCTGCGTCGGTCCTGCCCTCGTTCCAACAGCCATCGGGGCCGGGCTTGCTGTGAAACCAAGGCTTCGGCATTCGCTTGAGCGCCGCCGTGGAGATGATGGTGCACCCGAAATGGGCCGTGTCGACCTCGTTGACCGGAGCAGCGAACCACTCCTTGGGCACCGTGTAGGGCTTGCTCTCGTCCACGTCGTCCAGCGTGCCCTTGAGCGTCAGCATCGGCCTGCCGTCCTCACGCTTCGTCTGCAGGCCCGTGATGGCATCGCATTGAAACGTAAGGGCCAAGGCAAAGAGGTGTTCCAAATCCTGCTGGGTAAAAAACGTGTCGTAATCGACTGTGAGCAAATATTCGCACTCATCAATCCACTTTTCGCAAGTGCGGGTCAGCACCTGGTCCCAAAAGGCCCCGGTGCCAAACGTTGGGCGAATGCCCAGCCCGAGGAATGCCGTGGCCCACGCCTGGTGGTTGGCTGTAAATCCCAGCCGGGGCATGCTGAATATGGCCTCGACCCTGACGTCAACATCCGTGTTACCGACAGCGACCTTCATGCGGCGCTCTCCAAAAGGAAACGGGCGGCAGACCGGGGATGGTCTCCGCCCGCTTCGATGGATTGTAACAAGTCAGATCAGCCGGAAACCCAGTTGCTGACGTTTCCGGCGGTCGCGTCGGTCGGTGCCTGGTTGCCACGCCCGAGCCGGGCCACCGAGGCCACACCCACCGTGAGGGCCGGGGTTGCCACCACGGTCAGGTAACGCTTGCGACCACGCAGGTCGATGTTGAACCGGCCGACGTAGCCGTTGTCGGCCCCGGTCGTGGAGCCGGCCGCCACCGTAAAGCTTGTGCCACCCACGAAGCCGGTGATGCTGGTGGCACTGGTGCCCTGACTGGCGGTGTCGCTTTCGCCCACCCGCAGCACCAGGGCGGCCGTGGAGGCTGCCGCAGTGAAGGGGCTGAGCACCACGTCGATCGACGCATACTCAAAACCCAGCGTGTCGATTTCGGCGGTGAACGTCGCACTGTTCGCCACGCTGGCGGTGCTCTTTGTCACGGTCTTGGTTGCTGCAATGTGATGCACTGCAATCTCCTTGGATAATGTTCAGGGGGTGGATCAGGACGCAGCAGTCTTGAGAGCAACCACGGGGCCAGCGGTGCTGGTGTCACCGAGGCTGTGATGGACGATGTCGCCACGGAACGTGCCGTACCATGCGGCCAGATCAAGCTCAATGAACCGCTCGGTGGTCATCCGCAGAACAAAATCTTGCCGCATGCCCATGATGGACGAGAGCCCGAGGTCACCGACCAGCACCTTGACCTTGCCGGCGTCGGTCGTGGTGGTCGAATCCATCACCACCACCGGGCAGACCGGCAGGCCGAGGAACTTGTAGGTAATGCCGTTGCCGTTCTGGATCGTGTCGGCCGTGTTGCCGCCGCCCTGATAGCCGAGGGCCTGCATGCCGACGTGATAGACGGCAGGCGAGACGTACCAGCAGGGGTTGCCACGCTGGAAGACGTAGCGGGGCACCTTGGCCAGTGCCGACTCAAAGTCGGCAATCGTGAACCCGCTGACGGCGGTGTGACCGCTGGCAGCAGAGACCACGCTGGCCGTGTAGGACGATGTGGCAATCTTCGGCATAACGCCGTAGATGCCGCCGTAGCTGGAGCTGCCGTCGCCGTTGAACGCGGCGTTGTCCTGGGCGTAAGCGATGGACGTGGCGAATTCCTGCAGGAGCCAGTCGGCCACGTTCACGGCGTTGGCATCGTTCAGCACTTCGTTCGACACCTTGGTGCCGACGCCAAGTTTCTTGGCCACCAGCTGAACCATCGTGCCGGTCGGGTCGCTGGTCGTGATTTCTGTGTTTTCACCGATCCAGTAGGCCGTGGTGCCCGTGAGGCGCTTGGGAACCAGCTTGGTGTCGGTGGCCATTTGCTCACGCTGCATGTACTGGCTGGCAACGCCGTACTGCTCGACCAAGCGGATCAGGTTCGTGGAAAACTCGTCCACCATCGTGAACCCACCGGACGAGTTGACGGCCTCGACCACAGCCCGGCTCTCGACGCCGTGCTCTTGGCACCACTGGCGAGCTTCCTCGTTGCGAAGGAACTTTGCCTGGATGAATTTGCCGGCCCGGTATGCGTTTTCGTGCGTGTCGAAATACTTGGGCTTGGGTGCAGCGACGGCTCGGATGTCCACTCGCTTCTCCTCGATTGCGGGGGTGAGGGCAGGGGCGACGTTCTGCCGCAGCTTGGCGGCCGATTCGATCACGGCCTTCTCGAAACCGATCTGCTTGGTAAGTTCGGCCGACCGCTTGACCAGACCTTCCAGCTCCAGATCGCGGGCCGCGATCGCGTCGGCGTCGCCCTCAATCGCCCGAACGGCGTCAATCCGGTTGGCAAGGTCAGCGGCGTCGTTCTGCAGCTTGGCGAGCGGGTCCATGTGAACCTCCTGCGGTGTGTCGTGGGGTCGACTAGCGACTTACGCACACTACGGGGCAGGCTGGCACACCTTGCAGAAGGTCAACGGGCCAAAGTTGTCCCATACAACGCTGGCTACTTCGGCCGGCGCCAGATAGCACTAGCCTTTACGAGACAGCGGCACGACGCACCGCACTTGCGGCAGACCATGTACCGCAGCTGCTCGGCGCCGCAGGCCTTGCTGGTCCTGGTCCTCATGCGTTCGCCGCATTTGCAGTCTTTCGGCTCAGGCATTCCGCAGCACCTCTGCCCACACGGCAGCTGCGTCACGCAGCCACGAGCGAAGCGACACAGCAGTGGGCACGACTACGGCAGCCTGCTCGTCCTGCCACGCCTTGAGCGAACGCAGGGCCATCTGGGCCGATGTCTGGACGTAGGCGGGCGAGACCACCGGCCCCATCTCGTAGAGGCCAGAGGCTTCCCTAACGTCGCGGATTGGGCCAGCTGCGTCGCTGGAGAACGATTCGCCGCCAGACGCCACCGTGAAAGCGAACGACGAGCCCTTTACGTCGCGGCGCTGCACAAGCTCCATGACGTCAGCCCGAGCCAGCGGGGGCGTCACGCTGTAGCCCACGCCCTTTTCGTCGCTGAAAACCTCCAGCGTGCCGGACGATTCGCGGCCGAGGAGCATGTTGGGATCGTGGTTGAAATAGCTGACCAAGTCTTGCCGGCCACGCTGGCGGCCCAGCACCTTGTCAAAGGCTCCAGGCATGATCCGCTCACGGAACCCGCCCAGGTCTTGCGAGAGACGGTTGTAGACGATCGCGTAACCACGGATGACGGCGCGACCGTCGCCCCGCTTCTCCACAGTCAGCTCGGCCTCGGGAACGTCTTCCCAGCTAATCGCCCGGCGTTCCATTTCCATCAGTTGTCCTCCTGAAGCATCTCGGCTTGCTCGCTTTCGTCCACCTCATCCATTCCAGCACTGGAGTCAACGCTGCTTTCCTCGTCTTCTGCCACCGGCTGCGTCGGCACTGGGGCAAACTCGTCGGCCGGAGCCGCCGCAGGCGGGTTGATAATCCGGTCCACGGTGGTCATGTTCAGTTGCATGAACCGGGCTTCGCCACCGTTTTCGACCGGGTTAAGCCCTTCCATGGCTCGTATTTCGTCAATTGTCATGGCGCCGAGGTTGAGCATCTCACGGTAGTAGGTCGTGCGTGCCGCGCTGTCGCCCATCGACAACTTTCGCAGGTCGAAGTCAGCACAGAACGTGTCGGGCAGCGTCAGGCTGATCAGATCCCGGCCGATCGCCCCGGCCCACCGCTGTGCCCAAGGCTGGATGCAGTGCGTCAGGAAATCGATTCCGTTCTGCTCGATATTGCTGTAGGTCGCCCTGGTCAAGTCTTGCAGCAGGTGAGGGCTGACACGGAAGTACCGGGCGACGTCGATGATCTGGTACTGCCGGCTCTCAAGGAACTGGGCCTGCTCGTTGCTGCTTGACGAGATTTCGACCGGCTTGGTGCCCTGTGGCAAAAAAGCAGTGCGGAAAGCCCTGTCGGCACCGCGGTGCATCCGTTCCCACTGCTCGCGGGCACGCTCGATCGCCTCCTGCGGCATGGCGTTATCGTTGGTAAAGATCACACCCGGGCGGGCACCATTGCCAAAAAATGCACCAGCGTGCTGCTCTAGGGCCTGTGCCAGCCCAATCGCGTCCCGCAGCATCGACGGTGGTTGCAGACCCGTGAACCCGTCGGTTGAGAGGTAGGAAAGCCGGAATAGGTCTTCCTGCCGGTAGGGCACTTGCTGCTCAGTCACAGGCTGCCGATACAGGTAGGTGAGCGAGTAGTCGTCGTTCTGCTTGACCGTTATGCGGCTGGGGTGCAGCGGCACCAGCTGGTCGTACGCGCCGTTGCGGCCGGGCACCCGCAGGGCAAAACTAGTGCCGTACATGCAGCACAGGGCCGTCATCGTCTCAACAAATTCAAACCGTGTCTGCCACGAATTGGGCCGGCGGGACAGTGTGCGATACAACGGCTGCTCGGTAGCGTAGCGCTTGCCGCCGCCGGCCATCTCCTCGACCAGATTGAGGGGGCAGCTGGCCAGCGTCTCGCTGATGACCCGCACGCAGGCGATGAATGCAGAGCATTTCAGAGCCGTCTCGGGCGTCACACGCACGCCGCTGGGAGTCTTGTTCGCACCCACAAACGCCCATTCGGCCGACCTGAATTCATGCACCTTCCACTGGTCGACGGTCGCAGCGTACTCGCCACGCCGGTCAGTGATCGTCAGGCCCGAGTCTTCTGCTACATCCATGTGATATCCCAGTTGATCTCGGGTGTTTTGACCGCCGTAGCGTGGATACCAATGGCCATTACAAGGCTCACAATGCCGTCGATACGTTCATGGGACCGGCTCTTGCTGGGCTTGATGTTTCCTGCGGCGCTGTCCTGCTGAATGGCGACGTTGCCAGCCTGCCACGTCAGAACGTCGGAGTTGTGCAACAACTTCCCGCCAACCACCAAGGCTTCGAGCTGCTTGGAGGGGCTGGACATCGACGCATAACCCTGACCAAACCCTACGACGTTCACGCCATCCCCTTGCAGTTGGCCCGAGAGTTGCGTGGCGTTCCAGCGGTCGATCGCCAGCCCCCGAATCTGGTATTTCTTAGCCAGTTCGTTGATGTCGGCCCGCACCTGGTCGTAGTCGGTCACATTGCCCTGAGTCATCCGCAGCTGCCCGTTGCGGTGCCATGTCAGGTAGGGAACATGGTCGCGTCGCTCTCGCTGCGTGGCGTTCTCCTCGGGGATCCAAAACACCGGCTCGACCCAGTAGCGGCCGTCGTCCAGAGGGAACAACAACACCAGGGCGGTCGTGTCGAACGTCGTCGCCAGATCGAGCCCGGCCCAGCACTCGCGGCCCTCCAGCGGCACCGGGCAGAGTTGCTTGCCCTGTGCCCAATGGTCCATCCGCAGCCAACGGGTGTCCTGCTCGGTCCATTGGTTCAGGTACAGCTGGCGAAACGTGTTCTCGTATGTCGGCATCTCAACGGCTCGGGCACATTCCGTTCGCAGGAAGTCGAGCCGGATTGACACGCCCAGGTTGGGGTTGGCTGCCGCCCACACCTTCTCGTCCTTCCAATCGGCCTCCACCGGGGCGGCATAGATCGCCGGCAGGAACGTCTGGTCGACCACGGCGCCGCTGGCGACCTGCTCGGCGTACTTCCACACCTCCCAGCAGACCGATTTCCGGTCGCTGCCGGCCGTCGTCAGCGCCACCGTGATCGGCTGCCGCCGGGCGCCTTGGCTGGAAATCATCACGTCCCACATCTCGCGGGTGCTGACGTGCAGTTCGTCAAAGATCACGCCATGAGCAGAGAGCCCGTGCTGAATGCCAGCTTCGGCCGAGAGGGCCTTGTACGTTCCATGCGTTGCCTCCCGCACGATGGCGTTCCTGTAGACCTTAAGGTGCCGAGACAGCACCGGCGACTGCTCAACCGCGACCTTGGCCATGTCAAAGACCAGGCGGGCTTGGTCCCGCGACGCCGCACAGCTGTAAATCTCCACGCCCGGCTCGTTCTCGAGGAGCAACTTCAGGGCGATGCCGGCACACAGACTGCTCTTGCCGTTTTTACGGGGCAGCGCAAGCAGGCTGGTTCGCACCTTACGAACGCCATTAACCTCGGCAAACAGGTTGCGAACGTAGGTTTTCTGCCACTGCTCGAGCCGAAAAGGCTTGCCGCCAAGCTCTCCTTTGGCGTGCGTCAGCACGGTCTCAAAGAACAACACGGCCCGGCAGCTGGCACAGCGGCAATCAGCCGAACAGGATGCGGCTGGCTTCGTCTTCTTCCGGCTTTTCGTCACTCGCTGCTACCCTCGCGGCGGCACATGCCGTCAACCCGAACTCTGAGGCAAACCGCAGCATGGAGGCCCGAGCATCCCGCTTGCGAGCCCACGCCGGGTGGTTCGTTACGCGGCCTTTATCGTCCATCAGCGTCAGCCCGTTGTCCCGCAGTTCCTTTTCGGCCTTGAGCATGTCCGCAAACGAGTCGCAGTACGCTGCGAGGGCCTGCTGGTAACGCGGCGACATGACCCTGGACGACTCCAGCATTGGCGTTACCCGGTTCCATTCTGCCTTTCCGAGAGGGCACAACCAACCGGGGGCAGGCGCCGAGCCCGGCGGGACGTCGATGGTTTTCCTGTGCCGTTCCCTGATTTTAGAACCACGGATTTTCAGGATGGGTTTGGGCACTGGTTTGCGGCCTCTGACCACGGCTTGCCCCTTTTGTTTTTGCGGCCCCGCGTCCACTGCAGGGAACCACGGGGTTTATATCCGGCGTCGCCCCCATGATAACAACCACCCCTGCCATCTCGGCAGTCAGCCGGCCTGCTCCTGCCTAGTCTTCCGTGCGTGGCACCTAAAGCACAGCGTCTGCCCGTTGGCGACGTCGTACCGTGCCCCGCCCTTGGCGATCGGCACCACATGGTCGGCGTGTGCCTCGCGCTTCTCTGTGCATAGCCTGCCACACGTCACGCACTGCCACGCATCGCGGGCTAGCACTGCAGCCCGCCAGGTGCGGTGTGCCTTGTCGCAGTAGCCCCGCTGGAGTGCGTTGGGCCGGGCCGTCTCGTCACGCTTGTATAGACGCATCCTTGCAGGCTGGTGGGCGGGTATCCTTGTCGGCATCAGCCCACCTTGGCTCTGTAGCGTTGGCAGTCGGCCACAACGTCAGGGTTTGTGCGCATCCACGACATTAGGTGGCCGTGCACGATGTGGCATGGATCGCCGCACAGGGTGATGAGGTTGGCCGGGTCTAGCTCTTGCCCGCCCTCATGCAGGGGCTGGATGTGATGCACCTCCATGTCCTTTGTCCTGCCGCATGCCTGGCACTCTGGCTGTCGGGCAAGATGCTCACGGCGCACGCGGGGCCATTGGCCCGACCGTGGTGCGCCGTAATCGTCGGGCCGGCGGTTGAGGAGCCAACCGAACATCAGAGTGACGCCGCCTCTATGAAGGCAGCATCAATAGCGGCGGCGTCCATGCCAAACGCTGCCGCCATCGCCACCAGCGTGCTGCTGCTTCTGTGGATCGTCCCGCTGTACTCCCACTCTATCCGCGTGGCCTCGCGTGTCTCGTCTGGCAAGGCTGCAATGGCCGCGTCAACCTGTTCCAGCGTAATCCCGTGAGCCACCAGCCAGAGGCGGATTTGAACGGCGGTGACAGTGGCAGGGATGGCAGGCGGATCAAGCGGCGATTGATTTTGCCCGACAAGATTTCCGGCGTCGTCGTACACACGCCATGTATTGAGCCCGTCGCAGGTGCCGATGAATTCTGTTCGCATCACGAAAACCTCGCCCATACTTGAATGTTCCACGCCGTGAGGCTGGTTGCGGAGGTCGGTATGTCGCCTGAAGAAAGCGA